TTAGCGTAATTCGAACAGGTAGCCCTGGCCACGGACGGTGGTAATCACATCCTGCGGATACTGCGCCTGAATTTTCTTACGCAAACGTCCCATCAGCACGTCAATGGTATGGCTCTCGCGCAGTTCAGCATCAGGGTAAAGCTGGAGCATTAAGGAATCTTTGCTCACCACTTTGCCATTGTTACGGATCAGCGTTTCCATGATGGTGTATTCGAAGGCGGTGAGCTTAATCACTTCATCATTGATCGCTAATTCCCGGCGGGAGAGATCGACCTGGAATGGCGGGATGGAAATAACCTGTGAAGCCAGCCCGCTGTTGCGGCGTAACAGCGCCTGCATGCGCGCCGCCACCTCTTCAATATGAAACGGCTTGGTGACGTAATCGTCTGCACCCGCGCTGAGCACTTCGACCTTATCCTGCCAGCCCTCACGGGCGGTCAGAACCAGAACCGGCAGGGAGACATCGTGGCTGCGCCAGCGGCGAATTAACGACAGACCGTCTTCGTCAGGCAAGCCTAAATCGACAATGGCGATATCCGGCAGGTGTTCATTGAGATAATAATCGGCTTCTTTTGCATCTTCAGCATCGTCCACCTGATGTCCCATCTCCTGAAGCTGAACCTTCAGGTGATGGCGTAGCAATGCGTTATCCTCAACAACCAGTACGCGCATCATCTCTTCTCCCTAAATAATTGGTATGAATAGTTTAACGCTGATTATGGAGTTTGGAACCAGCGTCATGAAATTAAATGACTTTTTTAATACTTCCAATCCCTTGGGGGCGTCCTGGGGGCAAAGCTGTCGGCATCTGATTGTTCAGCATGTTGACCTGATCCTGGTTCATATCTCCGATCCACTTCGAATACACCTCGTACACCATACGCGCATCCTCATGACCCATCTGGCTGGCGATAAAGGAAGGGTTAGCACCAGCCATAAGCGTCCAGCAGGCGTATGTGTGTCGGGACTGATAAGGATTTCTCTCACGTATTCCCGAAAGTTTAGTGCCCCGTTTCCATCCATACGAAATCGAGTTTTTGGAAAAAAAGCTCTCATTCACTGACGATTTCTTTTCAGGAGAAAACACAAAATGCAGATTTTGCGGCTCTGTTTTGCCGATTTCCCGGTGATGGAAAATGATCTGCTGCCTTGGGTTATTGCCGGTGATTTCGAACTGCTCTAGCAGCGCATCATGAGCAGGCTTAAGCAGTGTAATCGTTCTGATGCCAGCATCTGTTTTCGGCGGCACAAATACCCGTTTGTTTGTCAGGCTTCTTGATACGTGAATCTCACCTTTTCTCAGATCGATATCCTCCCACGCCAGAGCACAAATCTCGCCGGGCCTCATCCCCGTGTGGACGGCTACAATGATGATCAAAGCCAGTTTTCGGGGAAGGGCGGCAATCAGTGCCTGATACTCATGAAGTAGAAGCGGATCGGGGTCTGCCTTAGATAGCTTGAGCCGGGATACGCCCTCATAAGGAGCGTGTAATATAAACTGACTTCGATTCGCAAGCTTCAGCATTTCTGATAAAACCGCCATCTGTTTATTGACTGTTGAGGGCGCGCGTCCCTTTTTAACCAGGTTAGGCATTGAAGGGTTTAATACGCTGCCGGTCAGTAGCTCTTTGCGGTAATTCAGAATATCGGCGTGCTGAATATCAGCCAGGGGAGTATTTTCTCCCACAACACGTTTCAGTGTGTTAACGGCAGATGTGAGTGAATGCAGCGTAGCCCCCGAGACCTCCAGTGCCTTTGTATCAATGAAAAAATCGCTCAGCTCTTTAAATGTCGTGATCCGCTTTATTGATGAGAATTTTTTAAGAGCCTTTGATTCAGGGAACCGCGCCGCGTAGTCGAACTGGCCGAACTGGATCTCACTCACGATGACGGCGCGAAGGTTTCCCGCCTTCTTGATGTTGCTGCTGTTAACCACCCAGCCACGGAGAACTTCGCGGCAGCGAATGCCGCGATAGGTAAACGTGATTCTGATTTTTCCGTTATGAAGTTCAACGCCGGTTGGAAAGTTCATCATGCTTCCTGAATAAATCTATTAATCAGCGGAAAGTTGTACCAGACCAAAGCGCGTTTGCTTTCTCCACCGGGTACCGCGGGTACTCGCTTAAAATGAACCCCTTCAATCCAGCTTCCGAGGCGATAAGCTTTTATTTGCCTGTCATCCAGCCCCGTTTTCTCAGTCAGCCTTCCCGCCACCATCCACTCTTCATCAAAAATGATTTGCGCCATGCTTAACTCCATGACACCGCCACGATACCGTAGCGGCAGATAGTATATTGATTGCCAAAAATCACCGGCCAAGCCCTGGGAGACATTGCAGATGTCGGGCCCGGGTCATTGCCGTGGCCACGTAACTACGTGGGCGGTTTACAACCTCAACCGTAATTTTTCTCCCCTGGATCCTGATGGTGTAAAACGTCTGTTTGTCGCTGCGACCATGCTCGCCATATTTCTCAAAATGGCATTTGAGCGCGGCGGCGCATGCTGGCCCGCCGATGCTGTCTCCCTTGCTACGGTTAGTTAGACGCACTGAGACCTTCCTGATGGTTGATCACGCTGCGGGCAAGCCCGGCGGCCATAGCCGGTAATTCCTCATACTGATTGCAATATGCAGGGTTGGAACATAAGCCCTGCAATGCTGCAATGGTCAGCTGCTGCAGGTAGGTAACAGAAGAAAGCGGAGCGTTTGTTTCAGGTGCTGGTTCGGGCTCTGCTTTCGGCTTTGCAGTAACTGCCGGCGGATCGAGCACGACAGATTTTGGTGGTTCCGGTCGTCGGTATTCCACGATCGCATCAAGAGCGATTTTCTGACGAACGCTAATATCATCGGACCAGCTATCCAGCATGGTGGTGGCCACATCGTGGATCTCCTCGTCGGTAAAATCAGGAGACAAGCAAAATTCTGTGGCGGTGATATCTTCCATCAGTAGCGGGATAACATCGGAAACGAACTGGCCGGTGCATGCCACCACTCCCTCTGCCTCTTCTTTCCCCATGATGTCGGTGCGGCCAGAAATCAGGTCATTCAGTGCACGCAAAATTGAAATTTCGCGTTCGCCTGGTGCTGGTGGTACTTCCTGTTTTTCGACTTCATTTGAGGGGGGGATATTTATCAGTGCATCGACAGAGAAGACGCCTCCGCCTAGGTTCTCCACCTTCGGCTGGTCTGTGGGCTGCTGCACTGGCGCGGAGCTCTGAGCGAATGCCTCATTGAGTTCTTTGTCGAGCTGCGCAGCTTTGGCAGGGCAAACTGCTGGTGGCTGAGTTTCGCCAGGTACAGGCGGTTTGGCTTCATCATTTTCGATTACCTCAGGGGTGGCGCGGGATTTTGGGCGGCAAGCCGCATCAACCGTTTTCTGATCTGGGTGTGCGTGGTCAAATTCAACCAACTCGCGATTGATGTACTCGCGCAGCGCGACAGGATCTATCCAGAGTTCTTCCGGAGCCGATTTAATCAAGGCGATGATGGCTGCCCGGGAATAATCCAGAATACCGGGGGTGCCGCGCAGTTTTTTCCACCATGCAGTAAAGCGGGGGTCCTGTTCTGCTTCGGCCATGGCTTTCGCCGGAATAAATAATCTATTCGGGATCCCGTAAATATCGATCTCGTCGTACATGCCCAGAATCGCAACAGCAACCTCTATCTTGAGCGTAGACAGGTTGTGTGCCAGATCCGGGCTACGGTCTGTATTGTTTCCTCCGCCCAAAGTGGAGCCAGTGTCCGTGCGGTTTTCTTCGGTTGTAGTGCTAACAGCCTGAGGTCGCTTTTCAATCGGCGTATCGATCCATTTAGCAATCTGCTTTTTAATGTCCGGCCACTGCGCAGAGTCTTTTGTGTTCTCACGTACCCAGGCGAGTAATTGCTCCTGCCGTTCCGGTGCCAGGGCCAGTGATCGTGTTTCTTTGGATAGTGCTTCGGCCAGCTCGCGGGCAAAGCTGGGTTCATCATCGTTCTTTAGATCGACGATCTGGCCGTACTGCGCTGTAGTGATTCCAGGAACCGGGCCAAACAGTGCCAGACAAGCTGCTCTGGATGCCTGGTCGAGCTGAGCAACAGTTTTAATTTCTTCCACTGCCTTGTTGTCGTCCCATTCCGTCTTTTCTTCAGAAACAGGTTGTGGTGCCTCAGCTGGTTCACCTGCATTCACATTCCAGATAGCCACGGTATCGAAAAATTCAGGTGAGAAAACATCAAGCTCAGGGCACGGTAAACCTTCACGGTGCTCCCAGATTTTCACCTTAAAATAATCATCAATATGTTCTGGGTGCTCGGTCGCCAGCTTCCCGAAAATAACTGCTTCAGCAATGGCTTTTGTGGCCGAGTTTACTGCTGTAGCAAGCGGTTTTAAATCTGGGTGTTTTTTCAATGCTTTATCTTTTGGGAAATAAGCACCGCCGAAAACTTTTAATTCAATAGACATAATTACCTCTATGATTTTAGGAGGATAATGTTTAGCGATATGGTTTTCGAATAACGCGCTTTACATTTTTTAACGCGTTACGCCTTTCTCTTTTTTCATTGCATTGCTCACATAAATAAATCATGCGTTTAAAGGGGTATATGTCTGTTTTCTTTTCGTGCATTTCCGATTTTTTATATTCGTGGCAGCAAACAGCGCAATGACAAATGATGTCATCCATATCAGTTAAGTTGTTGGCGTTTGTGATCGTAATAAGACATGCCACAAGCGTTCTGCGCTTCTGCGAAATTCACAGACAGCAAGCTAATGTGCTTAACAGCGCAAACCGGGCAATGAAACTCACCGAGCAGGTAGCCACCGTCAAGCACGACTGTTACAGGGCCTGATGATGGCAAATGAACCACGCCTGAAATGGCACCGTTAATATTAAAGGTAGCAATCTCTTTATTTACGATAACGAGATTCAGCTCAACAGTTGTAATGCTTACTTTCATTTTACAATCCTTAGTTTAAGGTGTGAAATTCCCTGCCGTTTAAGGCATAGTTTTTAATCGTATATAATTAAATGACAGTCAGGTTATTGCATTTTTATCGACGCTATTAACCTTCAGAGCTCAGGGTTGCCTTTTTGAGCAAGCAAATAACAAAGTTTTCGAAGTTTTATTTCAAACCAGTTAAGGCGGACTGCCTGTTGCCGTGATGGTTGACGATTAAAGTCTGTCATAATGAATCCCCTATTAAGGTAATTACAGCCATCTACAATTTCGATTGCCCACAACTGGAAGCACACTCCGCCAGCTAACAAACCAATCCCCATTAGTGAAAGGGGGGAGTGCGCTTCCATGTTGTGCGCCTGTCTTTTCACCACTTCAGGCTCGGTGGTATGCTGGAGTTCTCACACAGCCAGCAAGGAAATCTAATGAGCCAGTTTTATGTTCACGTTCGCTTATTTGAAGCTACAGCCGAACAGACAAAAAAATTTGAAGAACTTATGCTTAACTTTCACTACCAGAAAACAATCAAAGAGTCTGAAGACGATTGCTGCAGACTGATTCCTGAAGGATACATCCTCAAAAGTACAATGAACTGCCAACAAATCGTCGATCAAACATTTGCGATTGCCAGCAGTGCCGGAGTTAACGCAAATATCTTTGTCTGTAAATTTGATCAAAGCGCGCACTTACTCCCGTCAGCTGCCATGGTTGGCAACGATTTCGTTCATCACGATCTTACGTCTAAGCCCATCAAGCTCGATTCTTAAAGCCTTAACCATTGTTTCATGGAAAATCACGTTCACCCCACCAGGCTCTGAGGTGAACTTGATTTTCTTTTCTGCCTCCCTGAAGAAATCACCCATAGTGGCTGGCTGATCTGCAATGTTGATGGTGGCCTGAGCGACACAGGCTTCGATCCGCTCATTAATGAGTGCCAGCTGACCCTCCAGTTCCGCCTTGCTTTCACGCAATTCACGCAGGCGACTTAATGAAAGCTGCTTATCTGAAATCCACGCTGCTAACTGCTCGTCATTCAAACCGTTGGCAATGATCGTTGGTTCTTTTGGTGATTCCATTGCTACCTCCGTTGTTCACCCTTATCGCCGGGTAGGCGGAACGTTTACTGATTACTGCGTGTTTTGTTGGTCTAAGTTTATAAATAAATAAACCAACATGTAAAGTCAAAGGTAAACAAAAAGGCGTGAAAAATTGGATGTGGTTGAATTTGGAGAAAAAAAAGACCGCAACAGGCGGTCTTTATAGGGGAGTTAGAGTTAGTCTATTTCGAGGTCTTTGAGCATCTGAAGAATTTCTTGTTTGCTCTTGCCTTTTAGCCTTGCCTTGAGCTCATTGTCTATTGAGTTAACTTGGGCCCTGAGGTTTACCATGTGCTGCTCTTTTTCCCATTCAGCAAGGCTGTCGAAAAGGTCTAGTAATTCTTCATGGCGCGCGTCAAATGGGCGAGGAGATCTTATATCTTCACCCATAGGTTCTTCATCAAGATAACCAGGAGCCATGCCGTAATCTCGTTCAATACGGCGCGCAGCTCTCTCGCCGAACGACGCTTTGCCGTTGATCAGCTGTGAAAGGTAGCTCTTCTCTTTCTCCGGCAGGGTTCTGCTGGAAAACCATGCCGCTAGGCGCTTACGCCTGATTTCTTTTGTGTCCATGCAGTCATTTTGATTAGTAATTTCTAAACAAGCAAAAACTTGACATTAATGTTTAGTGGTTTATAAACTTACAGCTCAACACACAGGAGCAATTATGCAACTCAATGACTTTTTGAAAGCCGGTGGGCCAAAGATCCGCAAGGCGCTGGAGCAACACCTTGGGATATCGAAATCTTACCTCTCCCAACTTGCAACGGGGCGGGCTGCTATTTCGCCAAGTCGATGCATCGTTATCGAAACCTTTACCGATGGAAAGGTTTCTCGTTCTGACATGCGGCCAAGCGATTGGGCTGAAATTTGGCCTGATTACAAGCCAAAAAATAACACAACAGCTCAGGAGGATACTGACTGATGGAAATCAAAAAACTGGCATGTGAGCTGGAGTCATGGGCACAGGAAAAGGGCTGGAAGACGGTTACACAGCTGATAACCCCGCATCACTTTGGCGATCTGCTTCAGCCACTGGATAACGTGACGGACTCAGACGAGTACGCGCGCCGACTGCACAACAACAAGCAGATTATCCAGCGAGCATTCCGCAACGATACGCCTAACTACCTGAAACAGGCGGAAGCCCTAAGCTATGCCATCCGCACCGCCATTGATAACGAACTGGAGCAGAAAGACTGCATGCTCTACCGGGCTGCCAGGGTTAACAAAGAGTGTATCGAAGCCACCAACGCGGTATTCACTGGGAAACCGCAACCGGTAATCCGCCGCGAGACTCTGGAAGCAATCGACGCGCTGGCGCAGCTGGTCGGCGTCAAAGTGAAGTTGGTTTCTACTTGTTCAAACGTAGTCTAGTTCAGCTGTATCGAGGTGTTCTATGAGCATGGAACTGATGGTTCAGGCGATGAAGGTCAAGGTAGGAAACCCGCTTCGTAAGCTGGTCCTGCTTAAGCTGGCCGATAACGCAAGTGACCAGGGCGAATGCTGGCCTAGCTATCAGCATATCGCTGATCAGTGTGAGATCAGCCGTCGTTCCGTCATGAATCATGTTGCCGCGCTTTGCGAGTCTGGACTGATGCGAAAAGAAACCAGATCGGGGCCGAAAGGCAATGGCAGCAATTTCTACCGACTAACCCTGAGCGGTGCAAATACCAGTGCGAGGGTAGTGCAGGAGATTCACCATGATGGTGAAGCAAATTCACTAGGGGCTGGTGCAGGAAATTCACCAGATGGTGCAGCACGTTCACTAGGAGATAGTGAAGGAAATTCACCCAGAATCAGTCACTCTTCTGAACCAGTCAAAGAACCAGAAAATAATTCTCGTCCGGATGCTTCGCAGTCCGACGCGAAGATTTCAAAAGCAGAATTTTTAAATCGTCACCCGGAAGCAGTGGTTTGTAGCCCTGCGAAAGGCCAGTGGGGTAGCCAGGAAGATTTGACCTGTGCGCAATGGATTTGGAGGCGCGTGCTGAAACTCTACGAGGAGGCCGCAACCTTTGACGGCGAGATCGTTCGTCCGAAAGAGCCGAACTGGACGGTCTGGGCGAATGACGTTCGTCTGATGCGCACCCTTGATGGCCGTAGCCACAAGCAAATTTGTGAAATGTTCAAGCGCGTTCAGAGCGATACGTTTTGGGTTCGCCAGGTTAAATGCCCGGCCAAACTCCGCGAAAAATGGGATGACCTGATTATCCGTCTGTCGGCACCGGGCACCGGGCATCACCAGGCTGGTGGACGGGATATCAATCAGATCTCCCGTCCAGATAACACCGTTCCGCCAGGATTCAGGGGGTAAGCATGCAAAACGCAGGTTCCATTCTCGATCGCCTTCGCCGCGTAATTCCGCAAGGCGTAGAACCCAAATTCAAGAACGCTGCAGAACTGATGGCCTGGCAGCGTGAGGAAGGGCAGAAACGTGCGGCTGAGGTGGACAAACTCAACCAGCAGGCACGAGCAGAGAAAATTTTCGGGCGATCCGGGATTCAGAACCTGCACCGCAGCTGCAGTTTCGCGAATTACACGGTGAACGGCGATGGACAGCGCCATGCCCTGAGTATGGCAAAGAGTTATGCGCAAAATTTTGGAACCGGCTTTGCGAGCTTCGTTTTCACCGGAAAGCCCGGCACGGGGAAAAACCACCTCTCAGCGGCGATCGGAAATTATCTGCTGAAACAGGGGCGAACGGTTCTGATTGTGACCGTGCCGGACCTGACCCTGCGCGCCAGGGCCTGTTATGACGAAGGGCGTTCTGAAGCCGCGCTGCTGGATGACCTCTGCAAAGTGGATTTGCTGGTGCTCGACGAAGTAGGCATTCAGCGCGACAGCCGCGGCGAGAAAGTTTTGTTGAACCAGATTATCGATCGCCGCCTGGCCGCAATGCTCCCGGTTGGCGTTCTGACCAACCTGAATTACGACGCGCTGGTGGAGACCCTGGGGGCAAGGGTTATCGATCGCCTGCGCATGGATAACGGCATTTGGGTGAACTTTGACTGGGAGAGCTATCGCGGAAACGTTAGCCACCTGAGACCTGTTAAGTGAATTTTGAGGAGAAAATTATGGAATCCGTAATCGACGCACTGAAAGCAATGGGTAAAGCAACCTACCTCGATGTAGCAGCCCGCCTTGATATCGAGCCCGTAGAGGCACTGAAAATGCTTCGCGAGCAGAAGGAAGAAGGGTTGTGCGATTTCTTCGATGGATCATGGTCGGTCGGTACCGCGAAGGAGCATAAGCCGAAGCGTATCAGACCCAAGCAGCCATCGCCGCTGGTGGAGAGAGTATTGGCAGCAATGCAGGGCCAGGGAGCTATGAGTGCTAATCAGGTCGCAGAAAAACTGGGTAAAGGTTCGCGAGCCCTGAATGCTTCGCTTGGTGCGATGTGCAAGGACGGTCTGGTCCTGCGCCATGTTGACGGGAAAAACATCACCTGGAGCCTGGCGAGTGAACCGGCAATACAGCCAGAGCAGCAGGAGCCCGCAGCATCGGAAGCCAAGGCCGCATCGGCTACGGAAAGCAAAACCCTGGAGGAAATTATTGGGGATATTCCGGCTTTCGCCAGCCGTCCGGATGATCTGATTATTCCGTCATCGCGTTATATCTCGACTGAAATACGCCGCACGAAAGCGAAGCTGGCGAACCTGCAGCGTCTTCAGGGTGCCGTTCGCGAGCTGCGCCGCTACAAACATTTGCTGCAGGGGATGGGAAATGACTGATTTACCGAAATGCCCTGGATGTGGCATGTCTCCTGCACTGAGGGTTCGCAGCCGGGGATTGAATTGGGGGTCCGCAGAAATTAGGTGCTCTAACGGTTGTTCAGAATGGCGAGTTGGATTCTCTTTTCCTCCTGGAGGGGAGAGGAAGGCACGAAGAGAGCTTGAAGATAACTGGCGTAAGCTTGTGGAAAAAACTTAACGCTCTAAATGTAGTATTTGCTCTTATGCATGAAAAAGGTCAACAACACCGACAAAATGGATCGTCAAGCAAATCTGCAATATAATTATTTCATTATTCAATCCACTGACTAAACTCAGAGGGACAAGTTCCAAACACAGGGTAGGTGATATGTATATGAAGCAAGTTGAATCAAGGAATATGACAAATATTGCGGCAAGAAGGATGTATTATATTTTTCTTGTCGGGGTTATACCTTTGATTGTGATTTTTTTATCATATGCTAACAACCAAGGGAGTGATTCTCTAACTTATTTATATGCGTTATCTGGTAAAGTTCCTGAGTTGATTTCAGCCAATAACCCAGCATTAAGTAGTGTTATGAGTTTTTATGTTAAAATCGCTCCTTTGTTAGGTGTTTTGTTTTTCTTGATTGCACGGAGGAAATTAACTTTAAAAACCAATTTTTCTTTCACAAAAGGTATTTTGGCTTTAATGCTATTCACCGTGTTTTATATTGCAATTGTTTATTATTTGTTGGTGTCGAATGTGGAGCTAACTGAATCAGGAAGATTGTTGAGGTTTTTATCAGGGAACGATTATCTTCTTACTGTATTTTTCATTAGCGTATTATATTTGTGTTATATCCTCACCTGCTATTACATCAGCTATGCTTATGCAGTTCTCTTGGTGTTAAAATTAAAAATTAAGCACCGGTGATGGTTAAGGGGCAGATAACATCTCTGCCCCTTTTAGATCAATGAGCTGGTCTGATTATTTCATTGTTGATTTTATCAACGATTTTATCGTCAATGAATGAAGCCAGGTAACTAATACCGATAATTCCTGCAATTGTTAATGCAGTAATTGGTAGCCCGACGGTTGTCGCAACAAAAGACGCCAGGGCGCCAAAGATTCCCATTGCTACACCGACAGCAATACCACTAATAACCCAGGACTCAACCTCAAGCATCAATGGACCCCAGTTTCCTGTTTCATAGCCTTGGATGCTCTTCTCTCGGATTTTTTCGACTTTGATCACCAGATCTGCAGTCTTAAATGCTTTGCTTAGATTGCCGAGTTTGTTTGCCATGTCACTCGCATTCAGGCTTTTCCAGGCGTTAACAATCGCTGTTGTATCTCCTTGATTAATTTTCATCCCCGGATTAGAAATAATCTTATTCAGAGAGGCCATTGCATCATTGTAGTTACGAATTGTTTTACCTTGGAAGTTTTTAATGTTACCCGCGATTTCCCTTGACACATCCTTGTATTTTTGACCCAAGAAACTACCAACTTTTTCCCCCATGTCAGCAATAATTTCGCTGGCTTTTTGTAATGCTTCAATTTGATTATCTTCATCGAGCATCTTCTGGACATTTTCGCGCAAATTACCCCGGGCTGCTTTGGGTATAGTTCCATCCCGCACTGCTTGCTCATATAAGTTCTTAAGCGCTTTTCGGGAAACTGTATCATTGGAGCCATAGTACTTTGCCGTCCTATCCCAGGTAGATGGAGCACTCGTTGTGCTATTTCCATTTTGATTCTGGGAGTTATTACTACCAGACTGTGAACCTGAGTTACCACCATTACCACCAGAACCTTTACCTGAATGACTGTCTACTCCGGAACTGATAGCAATTGCACCACCGGCAGAAAATACTCCAGCCGCATCACCTCTGTTAGCAGCATTCACCTGTGCACTGTTGTTTGGATCCACAGAAAATCCATTAATATTCTGTGTACGGCCACCATTCCCACCATTCCCCGATGTACCGGAATTACTGCCAGAACCAGAGTTACCGATGCCAGGATTTTTGCCACCACTGAACGCATTGTTGTGTGCGTTGTCGCCACCATTACCACTCATAGTTAATTCCTCTTTGACGATTAAAAGTTAGATAAAACTGCATATAAACAACTGGGTATATATACAGTGATTCGAATCCTACGCCGCTGTTTTGACCATGTCAATGACAGATTTTGGGGTATGACTGTGAGTGAAAAATCCTGATAAGCTACTGATGGGAATGTTTTTTAATGGAATGGAGATCTCCATGAATAAATCTACCGGAGTATTCGTGTGTGCATTGTTAACATCATCCTTGATGAGCAGCGCATGCACCCCTCAAACAAGTGCAGAACGCCATGCACGCCAGTATGTATATGCTGCAGATGACGGGTTTGACCCGAATGTACGCGTTATAAAAGCCGACAGTATTAAGATGGCGGTGCCATTCTTTAAAACTTTTCATGATCTGGGAGCAAAAGACCGCTCTTTAGGCATGTCTGTAGAGGACGCTAACAAGCGTGCAGATAATTTTCGTAGCGAGTCATTTCTGAACTCCATTCAGAGTGAAACAATTTTCGCGGGCACTCGTTACGTCGATAATAAATCATGGTCTGCTAAACAGCGTAAAGCCATGAGCGACGCTATCTCTGAAGCTTACATTGATGGCTATGAAGGAAGAATGTGAGTAGTAATAACAGAACATTTCGGTACTAGTTTCTGCATTACATTCACGAACACACGTGGTTGTAGCTCACTAACGTAAAAGTTTTAGTTAGAGATGATTTTGTATGGTTTCTCTTGAGTTAAGTAATGGATTTTAGTGCTTTTTTATTAATCACTTACCCGCTTATGCGGGTTTTTTTGACCCAAATTCTTGACCCTCATTTTTTTAGTGATACTGTATAAATATACAGTTAAGCGTTAGGGGGTTATCATGGGTTTTCAATCACCAGCATTAGACCTCGCAGAGCAGATACTCACTATTACCAACCTTTGCGGTCATGGCGACAACTGCCGAACTATCGAAACACCAGCCGGGTACGCGATAATAAATGTTGCCAGAACGCCTGGCCTTGGCGACATAGTGCTGATTTGTTTCTGCGGAAGACTGGACTTTGCCACAGTGCAGGGAAAAGCTCTTATCACAACAGATGGTGAGGCTATTGAAGGTGATGCGCTTGATGATGCCGATGTGCTTGGCGTTGTAACTCACTTGCTAAACAAAATAACTGACACTGATGACAGGCCAGTTATTTAGCAAACAACGACTGCTTCCTGTGTATTGATTGCCGATCGGTTAGACAGAACAATTAAACGAAATTGCTCTTTCTAACCTATTAGACGTCTGGTTAGCGGAACCCTTAATTAAATCAGCATGCAGGGAGAAAAGGACTGCCCCCGCAAGGGGAAATCCATTTTAGGGATGTGCCCATGAAATTGAATGAATTTGCCGCCGGTCTCACCAAAGACGGACTGCTTGTTTTATGTCTTAGCGATGGTGAAATCACCGACTACCTGGTGACCAGTAATGCCTTGCGCACACTGATTCGCCGGGAAGGTGACAGACTTTCATCCCAGGTTCTGGGTGATGAAGACCGGGTTGTAAACCTAAACTCCTTGCGAAATGACCTTAAGGTTCTCAAGCCGTAAGTGTTGATTTATAATAATCAAACGGGCTGAACACCCACTGATTACTGCGCCAACCTGAGGAATAAAAATGGCGCAGAGCATTACCATAAATAACTCTCACCGCCCGTCTATGTGCGGTGTTTCTGCTTGTGCTGGTGGTCCAGCATGAAGAAAGCAGATAGCCTCCATCTTGCGCGTGTGGCCGCACTGGGCTGCATCGTATGCAGAAATCAGAACTTGGGCGAAACGCCTGCGGAAATCCACCATATCCGAACCGGGCAGGGCGCAAGCCAGCGCGCTGAGCATCGAAAATCAATTCCCCTGTGCCATATGCACCATCGCAACGGCGGTTATGGTGTGGCCATTCATGCTGGCCGTAAGCAATGGGAGAGAAACTTCGGTACCGAGTTGCAGCTGCTGGAGCAGGTCCAGTTAGAGCTGGGAGTGTTCTATGCCTAAATACCTCATCACTCCTGTCGGAAAACCACGCATGACCCGCGCTGATAAGTGGAAGCAGCGCGCGCCGGTGATGCGGTATCGCATGTTCTGCGATGAAGCCCGCCTTCATGGAATTCAGGTACCGGAGAACGGCACCCATATCACCTTCGTTTTGCCGATGCCGCCGAGCTGGAGCAAGAAAAAGCGCGCGGCTATGGATGGCCAGCCCCACCAGCAAAAGCCCGATCTGGACAACTTAACAAAATCTCTGTTGGACGCCTTGTTTGAGGATGATTCCCACATTTGGGACGCCCGGACATCAAAAGTATGGGGCGAAACCGGAATGATACTTATCGAAGACATTGGAGAGAAAAATGCGTGACATGTACGAGGTAATGGATCGCTGGGGAGCCTGGGCTGCTGCTGATAGCAGTGGTGTCGACTGGCAGCCTATCGCTGCTGGTTTTAAAGGATTACTACCGCACGGTAAAAAGTCACGCCTGCAATGTGATGACGATGAGGGAATTAAGATTGATGGTTGCGTTACACGACTAAAGCACTATGAGCCTGATGAGTATGAGTTGGTTATTGCTCATTTTGTGATCGGTATTTCACTGAGAGCTATTGCGAAAAAAAGGAAATGCTCAGATGGAACGATTCGAAAAGAGCTACAAACCGCATTAGGATTCATTTGCGGTGTTATGCTTATGGTAGAAAGTAGATAATATTAAGGAGTCGCTTATACTACAGCGACTCCACTATTTAATGTTTAATACCACCATTGAAAATCGTCGACCTGCTTCTATAAGATAAAGGATACTTATACAAAGGAAAAATATTATCATATAGAAGAAACACTTGATCAAATAGTCTTGGGATACGAGACATATTAGACAAACTACAATCAGTGAAAGTAGAAATGCACATGTCATTATTGTATCCGCGATCAACCGTCTGTAGTGGCCAGTTTTGATCATATTTATAACTAGTCTTTTGTCCATCAATGCCGTTATTAGAGACATAGACGTGATCAAGAAGCCTAAGAGAGTTCCCGCTAATCCAGTAATAACCCCTGAGGCGCTTACTAACACCTCAACTTTTACACTATCTGATTTTAACCAAAATAATCCTACTACTAAGGCGCTTATAACAGACCTAGAGCAGAGCGTCTTCCATTGCACCAAAGTACCCATCTAACGCCTCCTGACATTCTGCTTTAGCTGTGTCAATGATACCATACATTGTAAAACTTGGAGGAAAATGAGAATTCGTCTCAACAGACTGCCACGAAAAAACCCGGTCAGCAACAAGATCGATAGGGTATTCAATACCATCCTCAAAAACATGAGCTCGAGCTGTAGTAGCCCCGGTACGCATCAAATTTCTTAAAGTCCTTTTTAATCGGTTAGTTAATCTTCCTTCAGTATCTGCTCTTCTTAAATCCACCCCCATGCTGATTTTTAAGCTATCTGCATCTGCATCATTCATCATGCCGAGAATGCTGGAACCGAAATCATCATCCGGATAGAGTGCTGGATTTGTAGGCCTTGGCAAAGTGATTTCAATTTTTTTCAATTCAATATCACCGCTCATAAGACGCGCAATTGCGTCTGACTGTAAAATTGGCCCAGCTGAAACCCTGATACCAGCTGTACTACTTAAGAAATTGACGAATTGATTGATTCCACTGGAATGGTTGTTCCTGTGCCAGGCGAGAATATTGTTTTCTTCGTAGTATATGAAAAAGTTCTTTTCAATAAGCCCTTCGCCATCCTCTAACTCTATCTGTTCTGCATCTTCGCCGGGGAGGCCAATCTCAGGGATGTCTGTATCCCTGAATTTCCGAAACTGTCCGCAAACACTCTCAGGGAACCGATCGAATACTAACCCCCAAACCTCACGTGTAAACCCGCCAATTTCAAATGATGTATCATATTCTTCATCTCTCAAAGCTTCGAATAGATCGCGAACTGAAGTTAAATTTTGATTTGGCACAAGATTCAATTGAAAGAATTCAATTTTATATGAACGCTGAGGCATGTCCTTTCCCTTTACAATTCTATAGGAGGTTTCCTAAAGCAGGCTGATTCAATGATACGAAAAGTGTAACGCGTACGCAAAAACTATCGTAACCTGTTAAGAGTGGTCTCTAAGCATCCTACTTAGGTATGTCTTTCACCTCCCAAAAATCGATCTATGTCAATGATATATCCGTTGCTCTTTGCTATTGCTATCCTTTAGCCAAAGGAAGGAGTAGTTCTATGGGAGGTTGTGCTGTCTGTGGATGTTCTCTAAACGATTCACAAGATGCTGTGCATAAAGGTATTGATTATAAGTCTTGTCCAAAGTGTTCAGCAGATGCTGGAGTTCATGTGTTTTATAAAACAGAGGACTTTGGGTACAGGGATATGGGCGATGGTAGGCATATCGTTCAATCATGGTGTCCTTCTTGTCGTTCTGGAGAAAACCCATCTATTCCTGAAGCGTTCAGATGTAAGTGACGATAATAATTTTTACAAGGCTGCCATTAGGCGGCCTTTTTTTGTTTCCCGTCATTCTGAGAGGACTCGCGGCAGTAAGAGGGAGCTAAAAGTCCTCTCACGACTATTGAAGCGACAGGTAGTCTTTTATTCGCTCAATTGAGCACAAAAAAGTGCGGAGAACGACATCACTCCTCTCCGCAATAACGACTCCATCTCATGCCCGTTTGTCTTTCTTTTATCCACAAAGAGGTAAAACCATGACTTAATGTAAATGGTAACATCTAAAAACTATTTGAAAAGTTAATTATTTTTTGTGCCAGTTGGCTCTTCTTAAGGATTGTTTAATTTATTGCACTCCATAGGAGAAAGAAGCTCTGGAAAGTATCAAACATCAAAAGGCCGCCGTTTGGCGGCCTTTTTAATTTCTAGTAACAGCACCCGCACATTGCGAGGTGAGAGACCATGAAAATGAATGATTCAGGGAACATCTTCACGCAGTTCTTCGCGTGGGTAGCAGCTCTGGCTTCTGCCATTGGATTTACCACTCAGGATCTGGTGTTCATGTTCTTTGGCGCTGCTGGTTTGCTTATCTCGCTTGCCTCCTACATCAACGGGCGTGTAGATGCACACCGCAGGCGTAAAGAGGATGAGAAGCGAACAAAAATGGTCAATGACTACCTGAAAGGCGTTGGTGACAAACCCCTTCACGAACGTCCAGCAGCAGCAAGCGTGGTCGTTGAGGCATTACAAAAGGAAGGTGACTGATGGGGACCAGAGCAAAACTGAGTGCTGCTGTTCTAGGGCTGGTACTCGCTGGTGCGCCAGCATCCGTCATTCTCGATCAGTTCCTGAATGAGAGAGAGGGTAACAGCCTCACGGCGTACAAAGATGGCAGTGGTATCTGGACTATTTGCCGTGGCGCCACGATGGTTGATGGTAAACCGGTTGTGCAGGGAATGAAATTGACACAGGCCAAATGCAATCAGGTGAACGCCATCGAACGCAATAAGGCTCTGGCGTGGGTTGACCGCAATATTACGACACCGCTTACCGGACCGCAGAAAGCCGGGATCGCATCTTTCTGTCCGTACAACATCGGGCCGGGTAAGTGCTTCCCGTCCACATTCTATAAGCGCATCAATGCCGGTGACCGCCACGGGGCATGCGAGGCAATTCGCTGGTGGATTAAAGACGGTGGCCGTGATTGCCGACTAACCAAAGGGCAGAAGAATGGCTGTTATGGGCAGGTCGAGCGGCGCGATCAAGAAAGTGCACTGGCGTGCTGGGGATTGGGCCAATGAAAATTAATGTGGGTCTTATCTGCATTGTCGTTATTGCTGGCCTTTTGGTCGCTCTCGTAAAGAGTTGCTCTGATGCCAGCAACATACAGAGTGATAACGACGTTCTGCGTAGTGATAACGCTTTGCAGGGGCAGATGATCGCCACTCAGGCTTTCAATTTCAATCGGTTCAATCAGGTTGCACAATATGCCAACAGGCTAAACTCCCTAATCGACACCAGAACCGAAGAAACCGTAATCGAATATCGGGAGATTCTCCGCCGTGAAAAAACCTGTGATCTGCCTGTTCCTGCTGACATTACTGGTGGGCTGCTCGAATACGCGCACCGTTTACGTTCCAGCGCAATGCACGCCGATACCGACAGACCTGACGCAGCCGATGATAGTACCGTTGCCGCCGGCTCAATAACGTACTGCCAGGCTGTGCTCTGGATTCAGCCGCTGTTGGCCGTAATTGAAAAGGGCAACAACAACCTGGCTGGAATAAGGCAGATAGAACTGGAAAGGAAAAACTAGGGATGGCTCGTCCTTGAGCACACGGGTATTTCTGAACGACGGCTTTACCTGACATAGCAAAGCACCTTTAAATTCTAGAAAAGACTCAATATTTAACAAGCGAAGCGCATTAATTCCAAAAAAAGCCCCCACGAGGAGGGCTACCAGAGTCTCAGTTTCACATGCTCTTTTTATCGATGTTTCCCTGGAGTTGGCATTCTCCGCATCAGAGTCTTGGATATCCTGGCATGCAGCCAGAGATCAACAAGCGTAAGCGGACAGAATTAAGATTTTACTTAGGTAGAAAGATGGGGGTTAGGTGCCAAATTATCTATCGTTTCACAACATCGACATTCTGGATGGCCAGACGAAGAAAGACATCTTGGCACATAACAAAGCGTGGCAGGCGAACTGCCAATAAAAAGCACCGTAAAAACTTCCTGTATTTTTAATGTAGAATAGACTCCTTCGAACGGAGGGGATATGTTGCACGAGATTTACACAGCAAGTTGGGCAAACATCTGGGCCGCAATGTCAGCCATTTCTACTACTCTGGCGGTTATAGTTGCTTGGCGAGCAATGTTACGTTGGCGTAACCAAGATGAGCTTAAGGTTAAAATGGCATTTAAACAGGCTGTTGCGGATTATTCATATTGCCTAATGCATCTGCCAACTCAGCTTCAGTCTCCAGTTAGGAGAGTAGAGTATATGGACAAATGCAAGGAATTAGTTGATCGTCTTTCTGTTTGTCACAATGCTTGGCTTCTGACCGAGGGGTTAATGGCTAAGGAGACTGACATCGTTGAGGCTTGGGAGTTTATCTTTACTAATCATAAAAATTATTTGAGCGGTGCATTATCGAGTTTAGTTTTGGGGGCGCATTGCACAACGATTTTAAATAAGCGATTCGTATTCAAATAAAGCAAGTGCGATTTTTTTGATTTAAGGTCGTTTTGTTTCTATTCGAGAGTAAGCATTACAGCAGGCATTAACTGAGTTCCTGTGATAATGTCCTTGCATTCAAGAGGATGTTTAGACGGGGCGACAATGAAGCGCTATATAGTTTTTGCATACGATACAGATGAGAGAGCTGCTGGATGGCGAGACGTTTATCGCTCAGCAACTGATCTTAGAGAGGCAGAAATTTTCGCTTCTGAGGCCAGAGATTCAGCTAATTGTGACCAAGTAGAAATTTACGACATTCACAATGACGCGCTAGTGGTCGAGTGGATTAAAGGTGTCGACAGAAAATGGCGTGAAGTTAGAGCAGAGTAAGCATCGGCAATCACTTTAGACCTGAATACAACTCGTAGCATTGAGCCACCTGCAATCGCTGGTGGCTTTTTTATGCGCATCGCACGCGCACATCAAAGAAAGTCTTTCAGCTGTGGTCCTGGACAACCGTTAGCTTTCGGCGGCTTTCCCGTGCAATAAAGCTTTACTAAACAGCATTCAGAATTATCCTAATAGCTCTTTAATAAAAGGAGTTAGGTTTATGAAAATCCTCTGGGCTATTTGTGTTGTATTCGGGGCTATTGGTTTTGTTCAAGGTATCGTTGGGGTTTTCGGCGCTGTCAGCGCGCCTCAGCAAGCAGCAGGAGCAGCCATGGGAGTTGCCTGGGCAGTAATTCCTTACTGCATTGTCCGAGCCATACAGCAGATGCGGCCGCAGGAAGTGGTGATTAAAAAAGAAGATTGATTGTCATTATCCATATCAAACCCAGCCTCGCACAAGCGGGGCTTTTTAATGTGCATCGTATGTGCAGAGCGCAGAAGGTCTTTCAGATGTGAGTCTGACCACTGCGGCGAAACCGCGCTGCATGATATGGCCTGCATTCAGCAATATAAAATAGACGTTTAGATGTCTAAATGATTGTTGGTGAATGCATGTAAATGATAACCAATTTCAATACGGGTCCTTTCCGGCAATCCGCCTTGTTACGGGGCGGCGACCTCGTAGCCTCTCGCTGTTCATGAAGTTCTGACGGCAATCTTTGCTTCCTTTTGTATTGTAACTTTGTCTGATCCCTTACTGCAGTTATCTCATCAATTGTCCCCTCTGGCGGATATTGCGAGTCTCGCTGGGATCGACACATATGAACAAACTTAAACATAAGGCTGGTTGTTAGTTATGCCCCCACGTATCAAAAGGCCATGCAGGCACAAAGGCTGTGCTGCCCTGACAAATGATTCAAGCGGCTACTGTGATGAACATCGGCAGCAGCATGCCGGTGAAGGATGGCGTAACTATCAGACCGGTAAAAGCCGACAAGAGCGTGGTTACGGGCGTCCCTGGGAAGTCAGGCGTGCACGTATTCTCCAGCGAGATAAACATATCTGCCAGGAGTGTCGACGCGCTGGTATAGCAACCCGAGCGAGTACCGTCGATCATATTCTGGCTAAGGCTCACGGCGGAACGGACGATGATTTCAATCTGGAGGCATTATGCTGGCCATGCCATCGAGCCAAGACTGCAAGGGAACGTCTCCGGTGAAACTCGGTCGGTCAGCGCTTGGGGAGGGGGGGATCAAATCCCCAACCCCTTTCACTTTTAAGGACTGCCGCTCCCGGTAGTTTTTTGCACGTGAGAAATAAGAATTTTTTTTTGATGATTTTTGAGGTGTTTCGCTATGAGTACCGGAGTGAGATCGCCGGGGGGAGGTCGTAAGCCGAAGAAGACCGGAACGCAGGTAAGTTCTCTGACTCGTGCAGTTTCACCGCCAGATGAACTGCTGGGTGAGATGGCGATCGATGCCTGGAAACGAACCTGCAAAATTCTGATTAACCGTGGTTCGTTTGAAATGGAGGACTGCTATCTGCTGATGGAATATTGCAACACGGTGCAGCTCCTTTACGACGCGAACCAGGAAATAAAGGTTGATGGTATTGGGGATGAAACTGCTGCCGGTGGGCAGAAAATGGGAGCCGCAGTAAAGGCGCGGGATAAGTATATCTCACAACTTATCCGTCTTAGCGTGGTTCTGAAACTTGATCCCAACAGCCGAGCCAGAAAACGCACGCCGGGCGAAGAAAATAAATCCGGCAATGAATTTGACGAATTTTGATTGGGGCGATGGCCCCAGTTTTAGGGACTTATTATGGCCGCGTACCCGAGCGTCAATATGGCGAACCAGTATGCGCGGGATGTGCTGAACGGGAAAATACTTGCTTGCAAGAGCATCCAGCTGGCATGTCAGCGCCATTTTAATGATCTGAAAATTTCTCTCGATAAGGATTACCCCTACCGATTCGACCGTGAACTGGCGGAACGCGCCTGCCGTTTCGTTCAGCTTTTACCGCACTCCAGCGGCGATTTAGCCGGTCAAAAACTGAAGCTGGAACCCTGGCAGGCGTTTGCATTCAGCTCAATTTTCGGCTGGGTCACGAAAAAGAACAAAAAGCGCCGATTTCGCGAAGCGTATATCCGGGTGGCCAGGAAGAACGGGAAATCGTTTTTCGCGGCAGGCATAGGCACGTACATGTTCTGCGCAGATGGTGAAAACAGCGCGGAAGTGTACTGCGGGGCCACCACGATGGCGCAGGCGAAAAAGGTCTTCACCCCGGCCAGGCAGATGGCAGACCGCCTTCCGTCGCTCCGCTCAAAATTCAATATTTCGGTCTGGGTTGACAGCCTGACCCGTCCTGACGGTTCGCTGTTCGCACCCATCGCCGGGAAGCCTGGCGACGGTGATAGCCCACACTGTGCGATCATTGATGAATATCATGAGCACGATACGGATCACATGTATGAAGCCATGACGCTGGGCATGGGCGCACGTTCGCAACCGCTGACGCTTATCATCACCACGGCGGGTACGTCGCTGGAATCGCCATGCTACGACAAGGATAAGCAGGTCAAGGAGATGCTCAACGGGCATGTGCCTAACGACCGTCTGTTTGGCCTGATTTATGAGCTTGATGAAGGGGACGACTGGACCGACCCGACCAACTTCATTAAAGCGAACCCTAACCTCAACGTGTCGATATCGTATGACGATCTGCTGGCGGAGATGGAGGTCGCTAAACAGGTTCCGCGCAAGGTCAACGCCTTTAAAACGAAGCGTCTGAATATCTGGGTATCCGGTAAAGCCGCGTTCTACAACATGACGCAATGGCATGCCGCCGCCGATAAATCCCTGCGCTACGAGGACTTTGCAGGCGAGGATTATTACCTCGGTCTAGACCTCGCCCAGCGTCTTGATCTTAACGCGGGTGTTGGCGTTTTCGTCCGCGAAATTGAGGGTAAGAAACACTACTACTGCATCAGGCCGAAATTCTGGGTACCGGAGGACACGGTCCGGAGCACGGACCCGAAAATTGCCAAAACTGCAGACCGGTATGTGAAGTTCGTCGAAATGGGGGCGCTTGAAGCAACAGATGGGGCAGAAGCGGATTATCGCGAAATCCTGGCCAGCATTATCGACCTTCAGGAAATTGATAAGGTCCGCGTCAGCGAAATCCCCATCGACCCCAGCGGGGCTACGGCACTCAGCCACGAGCTGCAGGACCATGGGTTTGAGCCCATTTCTATCCGGCAGGACTACACCAACATGTCGCCGCCGATGAAGGAGCTGGAAGCGGCGCTCGCTGGCGGTCGTTTCCACCATGACGGTAACCCGGTCCTGTCATGGTGTATCAGCAACGTTATCGGAAAAAATGTCCCCGGAAGCGACGATATCGTCCGACCGACGAAGGGCGACAAGCAGTCAAAAATCGACGGCGCGACAGCGCTGTTTATGGCTATAGGCCGCGCAATGCTGAACGGTCGGGCCAGCAATCAATCCGTTTATGATGAGGAAGACGTCGCATGTTAACGGCAATTATTACCTTTATGATCGGCCTGTTCGGCGCGGCGCTTATCTCGTTTGGCGCGTGGATGGTGTTTCCGCCTGCAGGCGTTATTGCTGCAGGCTTGTTTTGCCTTCTGGCATCCTATTTTGCTGCCAGAGCCGCTGCGCCAGCGAATGATTCTCCAGGGGGTAACTGATGTTCATTCCTCAGTTCTTCCGGGGCAGGTCGCGTCCGGGAGGGAGTAACTGGACAACGGTTCTCGGGAGCGTCAGCGCCAGCAAGAGCTCATCGGGCATGCTGGTTACGCCGGAAACGGCAATGGGGATTGGGGCCATACGCGCCTGCGTAACGCTCCTTGCCGAATCCATCGCCCAGCTGCCCGTCGAGCTTTATCAGCGCGACGAAAAAGGCGGTCGGCGCAGGGCAACGGATCATCCCCTTTACGATGTGATCCATTCGCAGCCAAACAGAAAGGACACCAGCTTTGAATATTACGAACAGCAGCAGGGCGTGCTGGGGCTTGAGGGGAACAGCTATTCCCTGATTGACCGGCACGGCAACGGCGATATCGCTGAACTGATACCGATTAACCCCAAAAAGGTCATCGTCCTGAAAGGGTCGGACGGGATGCCGTATTACGAGCTGCCTGAGCTGGGTGAAACGGTGCCGATGCGCATGATGCACCACATCAAGTATTTCTCGCTCGACGGGTACATCGGCACCTCACCGATTCAGACGAACGCGGACGTTCTCGGGCTGGGCATGGCGGTTGAGCAGCACGCCGCGCAGGTGTTCGCCCGTGGCACCACGATGTCCGGCGTGATTGAGCGCCCCAAAGAGGCGGGAGCCATCAAGAGCCAGGCGTCAATTGACAAGCTTCTGGCCAAATGGACGGACCGCTATTCCGGTGTGCGAAACGCCTTCAGCGTGGCGTTGCTGCAGGAGGGCATGAGCTATAAGCAGCTGTCGCAGGACAACGAAAAAGCGCAGCTGCTGCAGTCGCGCCAGTGGACGGTAAACGAGGTGTGTCGGCTTTACAAAATCCCGCCGCACATGATTCAGCTTCTCGACAAATCGACCAACAACAACATCGAGCACCAGGGGCTTCAGTACGTGATGTACACGTTGCTGGCCTGGCTGAAGCGCCATGAAGCGGCGATGATGCGCGATTTGTTGTTACCCAGCGAGCGTCGCGACTTTTACATCGAGTTCAACGTCTCCTCGCTGCTGCGCGGCGACCAGAAATCACGTTACGAGTCCTACGCGCTGGGTCGCCAGTGGGGCTGGCTGTCGGTAAACGATATCCGGCGCATGGAGAACATGGCCCCGGTAGAGGGCGGCGACAAGTATCTGACGCCGCTGAACATGGTCGATACCAGCACCGTTCACGGGCTGGATAAAGCCACCCCTGCGCAGATAAACGAAATCAGCGCAATCCTGCAGCGAACTGCATAAAACCTGATTATCAGGCTCTCACAGGTATACACAATGTCGAAATTAATCAACCTGCCGCACCTGGCTGACCAGGTGTTCGGGGTGCCTCACTACGCCACGCGGCAAATCATGGACTCGGTGAAGTCGATCCTGGTTCCCCGCCTGCAGGGCATGAATGTGGCCCCCCTGGAAATGGCCCTGGGGCCGGATGAGTCACAGGAAACGAATGAACCGCAGCAAAGCGGTGGCGGCGTGGGTGTTATTCCTGTCCACGGCATCCTGGTCCCCCGGCGTGGCCAGATCGTGAATATGTGTACGGAGCTGAACAGCTACGAGCGTATTCGCGGCCAGCTGGCTTCCCTTCTGAACGACCCGGGCATTAAAGAAATCGTGCTCGATATTAACTCGGGCGGCGGCGCGGTATCGGGCTGTAAGGAGCTGGCTGACTACATTTACCAGTCGCGCAGCGTGAAGCCCATTACGGCCATCGTGAACTTCAGCGCGTTCTCTGCGGCGTACTTTATCGCGTCGGCCTGCAGCAAAATTATCGTCAGCGAAACCAGCGGCGTGGGCTCAATCGGGGTCATCCTGGAACACATGGAAGCATCGAAATGGGAAGAGAGCGTGGGGCTGAAATTTACCACGTTCTCGCGCGGCGATAACAAGAACAACGGCTCTCCACATGAACCGCTGACGGAGCTGGCCACGTCCCAGATACAGGCGATGATCGACGGCGCATACCAGACGTTCACGTCCTCCGTCGCGCAGTATCGCGGCATAGATATCGACGCTGTTATCGGCACCCAGGCCGCGCTGTATTTCGGGCAGAACGCCATCGCTGCAGGGCTGGCAGATGAGATTTCCGATCCTCAGTCAGCCATCAACGCGATTGCCGCGAAATACAAACCCTCGCCTCAGCAATCCAGTATCCAGTTACGTGCCGCTGTTATGGATCAGCAGGCCCGTATGTAACCCGACGCGAAGCGTCACCGTAAGCAGCCAGATGGCTGCTTTTTTTATGCGTAAAAGAGAGAAAAACGATGAACAAAATCGAAGAACTGCGTCGCCAGCGTGCGGGTATTAACACTCAGGTTCAGGCCCTGGCACAGATTGAAATGAACGGCGGCACACTGAGCGCGGAGCAGCTTGAGCAATTCACTGACCTGCAGGCTCAGTTTGATGAGCTTTCGGCATCCATTGAGCGTCTGGAAGCGGCAGAACGCCTCGCCGCCACCACGGCGGTTCCGGTGAAGGCTGCGCAGAACGGTCGTAACGCACCGGCAGTGCATGTGAAAGCCGAACCGCCACAGTATAAAGGTGCAGGCATTACCCGCATGGTGATGGCCATCGCGGCAGGTAAGGGCGACCTGCAGCAGGCCGCCGTGTTCGCTGCGGAAGACCTGAACGATCAGGGCCTGTCGATGGCGATCAGCACAGCTGCAAATTCAGGCGGCGCGCTCGTTCCGCAGAACATGCAGAACGAGGTGATTGAGCTCCTGCGCGACCGCACCATCGTGCGTAAGCTCGGGGCGCGAAGCATCCCGCTGCCGAACGGTAATCTGGCGATCCCGCGACTGGCCAGCGGCTCAACGGCAAGCTATGTCGGTGAAGGCAAGGATGTGAAGGCGAGCGGTGCGACCTTCGATGACGTCAAACTGAACGCCAAAACGCTGATCACCATGGTGCCGATTTCCAACCAACTGATTGGTCGCGGCGGCTTCAACGTCGAACAGCTCATTTTAGGCGACATCATCAGCGGCATTTCCACCCGAGAAGATAAGGCGTTCCTCCGTGACGACGGTACCAACGACACCCCGAAAGGGATGAAGGCCGTGGCCACGGCGGGTAGCCGCACGCTCCCATGGGTGGCGGACGAAGAAGTGAACCTGCAAACCATCGATACCTACCTTGATGCGCTGATCCTCATGGCGATGGACGGTAACAGCAACATGCTGAAGTGCGGCTGGGGTATGTCAAACCGCACCTACATGAAGCTCTTCGGCCTGCGCGACGGGAACGGCAACAAGGTGTATCCAGAAATGGCAGCGGGTATGCTGAAAGGCTATCCGATCGAGCGCACCTCGGCTATTCCGGCGAACCTGGGCACGGGCGGCAAGGAGTCTGAGATTTACTTTGCGGACTTCAACGATGTCCTGATTGGTGAAGACGGCGCAATGGTGGTCGATTTCTCCCGCGAGGCGACCTACATCGATGCAGACGGGAACACCGTTTCCGCGTTCGCGCGGAACCAGTCCCTGATCCGCGTCATCATGGAGCACGATATCGGCTTCCGCCATATCGAGGGCCTGGCGCTGGGTACCGGCGTTACCTGGTAATAATCCGACAATCGTGATTAACAGCCCGCCCCGCGCGGGCTTTTTTACAGGTGAATATCATGGCTACTAAAACCAAAAACACTCAGAAAGACGATACCGCCACTGACGCCAACGCCGAGCCAGCGGTAACGACTGCAGCTGCAGCTGATACTTCAGCACCGGCACCAGACGTTAACACCGGTTCTGCAGGCGAAGCCGGTGGTGACGGTGATGGTACCGAACCCGGTCCGGACGGCGACGATACGGATTCAGGTGGTGATGCGAAACAGGATGAAACCCCAGAGGAACGTATGTCAAAACTGACTGGAAAAGTCGCTGCGGTACAAAACGGGCGCGTTGCGGTGATGTTCCTTGGCCCGTTCAGCCGCTACAGCCGTGGCGATGTGGCCTGCTTTGACAGCGCCGTCGCTCAGGACATGGTGGACCGAAATATCGCCGTCTGGGCAAAAGATGCAGAACGCGCCCTTCAACCGAATAAGGACGATGACGCGCATGATACTGACATTGGCTGAAGCCAAAACCCAGCTGCGCCTCGAGCTGGATTTTGATGAGCACGACAGCCTGCTGACCAGCCTGATTGATGCGGCTCAGCGCAGTATCGAGCGCAGCTACTACTGCAAGCTGGTAGAGAACCAGGCGCAGTTTGACGCACTGTCTGACGGTGAGACGGGTTACATCATTGATGAAGATATCAAGCTGGCCGCGAAGATGATGGTCTCGCAGTGGTATCTGAATCCCACCGGCACGGCAGAAGGTTCGCCGTCTGATTTGGGCGTTGAGTACCTGCTGTTCCCGCTAATGGAGCATACCGTATGAGCGACCCCCTGCGCCCCGGCGAGCTGAACTGCCGGATAACACTCAGCTACATGGAAACAGAACGCGGGCCGCTCGGCGAGACGCTTCCAGCCCGTGAGATGAGCGCCGGAAAGGCCTGGTCCAAAAAGGAGCTGGTCTCCGGGCGGAAGGTCCGGACGCTGGACCAGCAGCAGGTCGTCGAAACGTGCCTCTTCACGCTGTACCCGCGCAAGGTTGACGTGGACTGGAAGGTGTCGACAGCGGACCGGGTATATACCGTTCGCAACGTCGAGCGCCTGACGGATCGGATAATCATCACCGGAGAGGCGGATTCACGCCATGATCGAGTCAGCAATTAAAACCGCCGTCGAGCGGATTACCGGGCTGGATACGTACCCGCTGCTGCTTCCGGATACGGTACAAGAAGGCGCGACGTTCCAGCGTATTTCCGACCCGCAGGTCGGTGATGGGCTGAGGCGGACCGGGCTGTCCGAGGTCCGGATACAACTTTCGCTTTATGTTGTCGACCGGTACACGTCGCTGCTTCAGTTCGACAGGGTGCTATGGGCTGAATGGAAGGGCATTGTACATGGCCAGCTTGAAGGTCAGCCCGTCCAGTACGTTGAGCGCGGAGGCATACAGCAGGGGAAAACCACGCTTCCCAACAACCACATCCAGTACCGGCTGGTTCGCGACTTCATCTTCTCCGTTCCGGAGTAAACGCCATGCAGATTGACATTAAATTCCCCACCGGGAAGGAGTTTGACCGGCTGCTGGAAAGCATCGACAAAAAAGTCGGGGTGAAACTCCTGCGTGATGCCGGACGCGCCGCGCTTGCGGTCGTAGAGCAGGATATGCGACAGCACGCCGGTTTTGATGAGGAAAGCATCGGGCCGCACATGCGAGACTCCATCAAAATCCGCAGCACCAACGTGGCAGAGACCTCGCGCTATAACACCATCGTTACGCTGCGCGTCGGTCCCAGCAAAATTCACCACATGAAAGCGCTGGCGCAGGAGTTCGGTACCGTCAAACAGGTCGCCGCCCCCTTCATTCGTCCGGCGATGGACTACAACGTTCAAAAAATCCTTAAAGTGCTGGCCGCAGAAATCCGGCTGGGCCTCGAAGGGCGTTAGCAATCAGGAGAGAGTAAATGGCAGATCCAGAAATCAAATCCCCGTCAGAGTACGCGGTACTCCCTGCGGGTACCGAGGTTCGCTACGGTCAGAAGGGCGCAACCATTACCACCGCCGCGCTTCTGCAGAGCGCGATGGGGATTGGGGCCACGGGGAAAAAAGGTACCTTCCTCGAAGTGACGCGCCTCATCGACACAGAGCCGAAATACATGGCCGACATGGGCGAGGGCGAGGATAAAACGCTCGTCTTCATTGATGATCCATCCGATACCGTACAGGAAGCGCTGCTGAGCGACGCCGATGCGAAAAAAACGGTGGTCTTCTTCATGAAGTTCCCCAACAAGCGCATTTCAGAAGTCGAACTGGTGCTGGCTGGCTGGAGCCTGCAGGCCGTTGACACGCCGAAAGGCAAAGTGTTGCAGGTTGAGGTTTACGGCAAGCAGAACAGCGTTAAATGGTCCGTTGAGCAGCCAGCCGGTGGCGGCCAGTAACCTTCAATTTCCCCGCGCCGGTCGCGGGGCTTTTTAGTGACAACACAGGACAAAAACCATGAACTACAAATCCCTTATCAACCCGCTGAACACCACCGTTGAAAAAACGCTCCTCGGCCAGAAGGTGTACCTTCGTCGCCTGACCAGCGCCGAGCTGGATGACTATAACGACAAAGTTGAAGCCGGACGCGTAGCCAAGCTTCCGTCGCGAGAGCTGTCCGCAATAGGGGTCAACCTGTTTCTGGCGGCGCTGGTCAATGAAGACGGCAGCAAGCCCAAAGCGAGCGAACTGCCCACCGCAGACCAGCTGATGGCCGCGCACTCGAACGCCGATCTTCTCGACGCCGTCACGCTCGTTCAGCGCCATTCTTACGGCACGCTGGAGGAAGCCACAAAAAACTAACCGACTCGTCCCATCTCAGGCTGCTGTTCACGCTGGCGGACCGATGGGGCGAGAAGGACCCCCGCAAAATAGCCGAGCTTCCTGCGAACATACTGACCCACTGGCAGGCCTATTTCGATCTCCTGAAAACGGAGGCCGAAACGCCTACACCGGTTAACACCCCTCCGGTGACTGCTGCGCAATCTGAAAGCGACCAGCAGTTCGCCGACTGCTTCAGGATATTAGGAAATGGCTGCTGACGTTGCGTCGTTGGCTGTCGCGCTGCATCTCAACTCCGCCAGCTTTAAATCACAGTTTGCTGATGCTATGCGAACGGCGGACAGCAGCGCCCAGCAATTTAACAGGAAAGTCCAGACGGACAATCAGAAAACCCGGCAGTCGTTTGAAGGGCTGGGCAAGGGGATTACCGGGCTGGATGCCGACTTTAACAAACTTGGAAAAACGGTCGACAAACGGCTGACCGGACTGGATGAAATGCGCGGTCTGCTGGCCAACATCTCAGCTGGCAGCACGGTTGCCGGGAGTTCTATCACCACGGCACTGGTTTCGGCCCTCAGCGAGGGTATGAGCACCGCGCTGGATAACAGTATTACGGGCCTGAAATTCCAGCGGCAGGCCCAGATTGAGTTTACCCAGGCGCAGGTAAGCGCCGCGCAGGGCTCGATAGAGAACGCCAGGCAGCTGCGTGCTGAAGCTATCGAGAAGCAGAACATCGCGGTAAAAACCATCGAAGCCGCCCGTGCCGACCGCGAGCGCGCCTTTGCGCTCGATGAACATTTTGCCAAACAGGCCGAAGTGAACAAGCAGTACGGGCTGGCCGTCAGCTATGAGGCCGAGCACGTTAAAAACGCCAGAACCATTCAGGAGGCAAATCTTGCTGAAGCGAAGGCGAAGGGCAGTCTTGCAGAGGCGACGAAAACGGTGCTGGCGGCTGATATCGCCGAGTCTGCCGGGAAGCAGCAGCTGGCCACCTCAACGCGGCAGCTCGCCGTGGCCAGCCAGGAGTTATCTCTTGGCCAGCGAGCCGCTGCAGCCAGCTCCGGTCTGATGCGCGGTGCAATGGCGATGGTCGGCGGTCCTGTCGGGCTGGCCGTTATTGCCGTCGCCGGTGCGGTGACCGCGATTTACTCGGCTTACTCCAACAGCGAAGCGGTCATTAAAGGGTATACGCAGGCGTTACAGAAATCCGGCCAGCAATCCGTTATGTCGGTCATGTATCTGCAGAACCTGACCTCCAGCCTCGGTGATTCAGATCGCGCCGTTAAGGCGGTTACGGCATCCGTCTCGGCGGGGTTCGGCGGCAATATGCTGGAGCAGGTAGCCAGTCTCGGTACGCGCATGGAGGAAATCGGGCAGAGTTCCGACGATCTCGTATCGCTGCTGTCGAGCCTGAAAGGCGACCCACTGCAGGCGCTTCAAAAGCTGACCGATCAGGGAATTTTGCTCAACGGCAGCATGATTGACCAGATAGTCACACTCGAGCGCCAGGGGAAAACATCTGAAGCAACGGCGCTACTGCAGCAGGCGGCGATGAATGACCTTGATACCAAACTCAAGGAGCAGGAATCGAATGTAGGTGGGCTGAAAAGCGCGTGGAAATCGCTGAAAGATTTTGTCGCAGATGCGTTCAAAACGATGGGAGACGCGCACATAGCCACCGCGCAGGCGATGGCTGCCGGTGCAGGTGTTGACCTCGATACCACTCCCGACCCGGCAATCAAGCAACGTGAAGAGGCGGAAAAACAGTATCAGGCGCAGAAAAAGCAGCGTGAAGAAATTTCGAAGCGGTTGAAGGATGAAAACACGCTTTCCGGGCTGCTAAAAGCCGGTACATCGCGTGAAAAAGAGCGGGCTGATGCCGTTGCGCTTGTTAATGCCAATTTCACCAAAGGAACGGCTGAATACACGCAGGCGATGCGCGGCATCGACAAAATGTATGCCGAGCAGAAAAAATCCCGCGAGAAGGCGTACAGCGATGATGCTGCGACCACGCGCCTGAATCAGCTTCGCCAGGAAGAGGCGGCGCTGCGTTCGCAGAACGAACAAACCGAGACGCTGACACAGTCGGAAAAGAAACTGGCTCAGTTCAACCAGGAAATCGCGGACCTCAAGGAGAAGCGCATCCTGACGGCTGGCCAGCGCAGCATTCTGGCGCAGGAGACGGAGCTGCGTCACCAGTTGGAGATTAACGCCAGCCTGGATAAAGCCAACCAGCAGCGCAAACTCGGCCTTCAGATTCAGGAGCAGAACCAGGAGCTTTACCGCTCAACGCTGCAGCTGCAGCAGGAATATGCGAACAGTGTCGCCCAGATGACCATGGGCGCGGATGCGTATAACCAGATGGTTGCCGAGCAGCAGGTCCGGGAGCGCTTTGCAAAGCTGCGGGAAGAGCAGGATAAAACGATTGCCGATCACAGTTCCGAGCTGTACCGGAAACAAACTGAGGTGCTGAGGGACGAAGAGCAGAAACAGTTAGAGATTGTCCGTAGTGGTGCGGAGCGGAAAAAACAGGTAGAGGGCTCCTGGTATGACGGCATGAAGAAGGGGTTGTCAGACTGGAGCCTTGACGCTGGAAATCAGTTTGCTCAAGTTCGCGACATTGCCATAAACGCGATGGATGGCATGGGTACTGCCCTCTGGAATGTTGCGTCAAAAGGAAAGGGGGACTTCAAATCGCTGGCCTTATCCGTTATCGACGATATTGGCAAGATGATCACGAAGATGTTGATGCTGAACGCAATCAAATCAGGTGCATCAGCTCTGGGCATCAGCAGCTGGTTTGGATTTGCTGATGGCGGTTATACCGGCGACGGCGGAAAGCATGACGTAGCCGGTGTGGTTCACCGTGGTGAATGGGTAGTACCGCAATCGGTGGTCAAGAAGCCTGGCATGCTCAGTTTCCTGAATCAGCTTACTTACGGCAATGGTTACGACGAAGGGGGGCTGGTCGGCGGTGGAATAGCAAAACCAACCGGCGAAGCATATTCACAGCCTTCTGCTGGCCAGAGCAGCCTCCATTTCTCTTTAACTATTCCGCTGCAGGTCATTCAACAGGGCGGCGCGAGTCAAGAATCTTCCTCCAAAAGTCAGGAGCTTCTGGCCAGCGAAACCAAAGCCCGACTCAAGCAGTTTGTAATTGAAACGCTTGACCGCGAACTGGCCAACGGAGGCATGATTGACACCAAAATGAGGACGGCCTGATGGCATTGCAGACGTTTACCTGGTCTCCGCGTAATGGTCCAACGGCAGACATAAAGTACCGAACCAGTAGTGTGCAATACGGTGATGGCTATGAGGCAGTAACCGGAGACGGCATTAACCCGGAGACGCAGTCATGGCCATTAACGTTCACCGGTATAAATGGGGATATGAAGCCTGTGCTCAAATTTTTGCGCGAGCATGGCGAAGACAAAGCATTTAAATGGACCAACCCGTTGGGCGAACTTGGGCTCTACCGGGCATCGCAACTGAAGGTCACAGCGCTTGATTTTGCACGTATGACCATTACAGTCACATTTGCGACGGCATATAGGGCCGAGCCAATTTAATGAGGGAACAATGATAAAACTTATAATGGCGATAATGTGCGCGGTATTTCTTTCAGGCTGCGTTAGTCCAATGACTAAATCAGAAGTTGATGCTGCAGTATATGAGCCTCTTCCACAAGATTATCAGGATCAGATAAAAGAGATAACTCAGCTCAGATTAAAAGATCCAGATTCAGCCAAATATCATTTCTTTGAGCCAAAGAAAGGCTATACAGCTGGCACACGTCATTTCGGATTTGTAGTGCCGGTAGGTATAAACGCCAAAAATAGTTATGGCGGATACACTGGTTATCAAATGTACTATTTTGTTTATTATGACCATAAATTTAAAGACGTTACCGATGGCGTAAAACTTGACGTAGTCAAATGGTCTGACGAAGTTAAGTAATATTCACTATGTCCTCTTAACCCCGCTTCGCGGGGTTTTTTGTTATGGGGTTCACTCTTCTGTATGAGAGGTTTCTATGGGCATAACTGCTGACGATCAAAAACTACAGCCCGGCAATCAGATCACCCTGTTCGAAGTTGACGGCACCGCCTTCGGTGCCGATGTTCTCTATTTCCACAACCACGCAGTAGCGTACACGGAAGAAGAAGTTCTCGCTGCCGGTGATGATGAATCGAAGCTACCTGGTAAGCCGATTTACTGGCAGGGCATCAGATACGATCTCTGGCCATGCCATATTGAGGATATTGAAGCCAACGGTGACGGAACACCTGTGTCGCCAAAATTATCCGTTGGTAATCTGGACGGTTCGATCTCCGCGCTGTGCCACCTTTTTCAGGATATGAAGCAGGCAAAGGTCACCATCCACCGAACGTATGCGCATTACCTCGATGCCAGTAATTTTCCAGACGGGAACTCACAAGCCGATCCAACTGCCGAGCAGCTGGAGGTGTTTTACATCGACAGTAAAACGGCAGATAACGAAACGGACGTCCAGTTCAAGCTGAGCTCGCCTGTTGACGTGACCGGGCAGAAGGTTCCGGCCAGACAGATGACCAGCCGTTGCGCATGGTGCCTGCAGGGACAGTATCGGGGTGCGGACTGCGGTTACACCGGAACGAAGTATTTCGACAAGTTCGGCAACCCGGTTGATAACCCAGCAGACGATGTTTGCCCCGGAACGGTCGCAGGCTGCAAGCTGCGCTGGGGGGAAGATGAGCAGCTACCGTTTGGCGGTTTTCCGGCAATTGCGATTACGAGGATTTAACCATGCTGAGCCAGCGACTTATTACCGCCATTGAAAAACACGCTGCTACAGCCTATCCCCATGAATGCTGTGGCCTGATTATTCGCGCCACGCGCCAGCGCCGGTACATCCCATGCAGTAATTCACACGAAAATCCCTCTGAGCACTTCATGATATCTGCGCAGGCCTGGGCCGATGCTGAGGATATGGGGGAGGTGCTGGCCATCGTTCATTCACATCCGGATGCGGGGCCGCACGCTTCTTCCGACGATCTGAAGTCGTGCCATGACTCCGGATTGCCCTGGGTGATTATGTCGTGGCCAGGCGGTGAGTACACGGTGACAACACCGGCAGATACACCACCGATCCTCAAGCGGCCTTTTATACACGGCAGCTGGGATTGCTACGGGCTCATCCGGGACTGGTATCAGCAGGAACGGGGCATCGAATTGCCTGATTTTCACCGTGACGACAACTGGTGGACGCGCGGCGAAAACCTTTATGTAAAACACTATGCCGAAGCGGGGTTTTATTCTCATGCCGACGAGCTGCAGATGGGGGATGTGATCCTGATGCAGTACAAAGCGGAAGAAATCAACCATGCAGGCATCTATCTCGGTGACGGGAAAATGCTGCACCACATGTACGGAAAACTGAGCGAAGTCGTTCCCTACGGCGGCATGTGGCGCGAGAGAACAATGTTGACACTGAGGTACCAGAATGGCGATGAACACAGTTGAGAAAATCGTGCTTGTGCGGCTCTATGGCAAGCTCGGCACTTTATTTGGACGTGAGCACCGCCTTTCCGTTTCCTCGGTGCGGGAGGCTATCAGGGCGCTTTGTATCATGCTCCCCGGCTTTGAGCGCTGGCTCGATACGAGCGAAGGACGCGGCGTGACCTACAGCGTGTTTAACGGCTCCCGCAACGTGACTGCAGAAGAGCTGCGCCTGAGCGGTGTGCATGACGTCATCAGGATTGCGCCGGTCATTATCGGCAGTAAAAAGGCGGGGGTGTTCCAGACCATCTTCGGCGCTGTGCTGGTAGCGGTTGGCTTTGCGCTGAGCTTTACGCCAGCCGCAGTGGCCTCGCCGTTTCTCTACAAAATGGGGGCGGCGATGATGCTCGGGGGCGTTGTCCAGATGCTCACGCCCAGCGGTACGCAGGGCATGACGATGGACTCCGGCGATACCCGGAAAAGCTATTCGTTTGGCTCCCCAATCAACCAGTCTGCAGCGGGGAACGGCGTCAATCTTCTCTACGGTAAGCGTCTTGTCGCCGGTGTTCTTATCAGCGGCGGCATCTACGCAGAAGAACAGCAATAACGCTTATCTCGCAACATGTTTAATTCTCCCGCTCAGGCGGGATTTTTTTTGCCCGGAGTTTGCATATGGCAGTAATCAGGGGTTCGAAAGGGGGCGGTGGCGGCGGTGATAAAGGCGGCAATCGCGGTACCGAAATCGCCTCCGTAGCGTACATGAAAATTCTGCTGGCGTTGACCGAGGGGGAAGCAGCAGGAGACTTTACCGGAAAAGATATTTATCTCGATGGCACGCCACTGCTTGATGATGCTGGCAACGAAAACTTCCCTGGAGTGACGTGGGAGTGGCGCAGCGGCACGGTGGATCAGGATTATATTGCTGGCTTCCCGGCAGTAGAGAATGAAATCAGTGTCGGAACGGAGCTGAAATACGGGACGCCGTGGGTTAAATCCATTAACAATACCCAGCTGTCGGCAGTGCGTTTGCGGTTTAAATTCCCGAACGGCGTTTATGCACTGCGCGACAGTGGCGGGAAGAATGGCTATCGGATTGAGTTCGCTATCGATATTTCAACCGATGGCGGCTCCTACGTTGAATTTGGTACGGATGCAGCGGATGGCATTGCAGATGCAGGGTATGAGCGGAGTTGTCGAATTGACCTGCCGGCAGCGACATCAGGCTGGCAAATTCGCGTCCGACGCCTGACGGAAAATACCAATGATGGGCGGCATGCCGATACTTCACGTATTGAATCAATGACCGATATTGTCGATGCCAAGCTGCGCTATCCGCACACGTCGCTGCTGTTCATCCAGTTTGATTCGAAGCTGTTTGACGGCAGAACACCAAACGTCACCGTGGAAATGAAGGGGATTATCGTCCGCGTACCGGCGAACTACGATCCTGTTTCCCGCACCTACAGCGGAACGTGGGATGGAACGTTTAAGTGGGCCTGGACAAACAACCCCGCCTGGATTTTTTACGATCTGGTGCTGAACAAACGATACGGTCTGGGAAAACGTATCACCGCAGATTTAGTCGATAAATGGACCTTGTACCAGATTGCACAGTATTGCGATGCGCCTGTATCAGACGGCGCAGGTGGGAAAGAGGCGCGATATCTCTGCGATTTGTACATTTCCCAGCGTACCGATGCATGGACCGTGCTGATGGATTTGGCGAACATCTTCCGGGGGATGATCAGCTGGTCCAACAATCTTCTGTCCGTTGACGCCGATATGCCCCGCGAGCTGGACCCCGATTTTGTGTTCAACAAGTCGAATATCGTGGGCGCGTTTAACTTCTCCAGCACATCGGAAAAGACGAACTACTCGTCAGCAATCGTTACCTACAGCAATCCGGCCAACGGCTATCAGGACGATCAGGCCAGCGCCTGGGTGCCGGAAGTCTCTAACCGGTTCGGCTTTAACACCATAGAGCTGTCCCGCATCGGGTGTACGCGGGAATCGGAAGCGCAGCGGCACGGGCTTTACGCTATTGAAACCAACCGAGATGACAATGGCGTGGAGTTTAAAACAGGGATGGAAGGGCGCATCCCGCGTATAGGCAAGGTGATCGGCCTCAATAATGCCCCGCTGGCCGGTCGCGAGAACGGCGGTCGCGTAGCCGCAGCTTCCGGAACGAAAGTCACGCTTGACCGTATTACTACTGCGAAAGCGGGGGACACACTTATCGTTAACCTTCCCACCGGCAAATCCGAAGGGAGGAAGGTGAAAAGCGTCTCCGGACGCGCAGTGACCGTTGAGACAGCGTACAGCGTTACCCCAAATGCTGAATCAGCTTGGGTGCTTGACCAGCCTGATTTAGCTATTCAGCTGTTCCGCGTTAAGCGGCTTATGGTTAATTCGGATAACACGGTCACCATTAACGGTCTGCCTTACAATCCGAACAAGTTTCCGCGCGTTGATGACGGCGCGGTGATTGAAGACAGGCCCGTCAGCGTTGTGCCGCCACGCGGTCAGGGAATGCCGGAAAATATCACGCTCTCCAGTGTTTACCGCGTTGAACAGGGGATAGGTATCACCACGATGGTTGTTACGTGGGATACCGTCAAAAATGCCGTTGCCTATGAGGCGCAGTGGCGTCAAAACAACGGCGACTGGATTAATGTTCCGCGCACCGGCAACACGCGCTTTGAGGTCGACAAGATTTATGCTGGCCGCTACGTGGTCCGAATCCGTGCGGTTAATGCGCTCGATATCGCCTCGCTCTGGGCAACGTCAGCAGAGACAGAACTTACGGGCAAGGTGGGAAAACCACCGATGCCAGTGAACCTCACCACGCAGCCTTTAGTATTTGGGATCGGCATTTCCTGGGGATTTCCGTCCGGGGCGCAGGACACGCAGAAGACAGAAATCCACTACAGCGCCACGGCAAACGGCGATTCACCGTTACTGCTGGCAGACGTGCCTTATCCCTCGTCGTCCTACCAGCAAATGGGGCTGCTTGCCGGAAAAACATTCTGGTACCGGGCAAGGCTCGTTGATCGCTTAGGTAACCAGAGTGATTGGACCGAATGGGTGTTTGGTCAGTCAAGCACGGACGTATCTGATATCACTGATGCCATCCTCAAGGATATGGAAGAAACAGGTCTCCTGAAGGATGTGGTTGAGAATGCCGTCGACAGCAATGAAAAAATTGCTGGCATGACGGATGACATCAAAAATCATGCCTCCGAGCTGGAGCAGCAGGCTAAAAACATCCAGGAGAACGCTGACGGGCTGGCGCAGGCCGAAGTGAAGATAGACGAGATTTCTGTGTCGATGGACGGCATGACGGGAGGCGTGAAGAACTCGGCAATTGCGATAATTCAGGCCAATCTTGCGCAGGTGGCCACGCGTAAAACTCTGTCGGCATCGGTAGCCGGTAACAGCGCGCAGCTGGACCGCATTGATGAGGTGATCGTCACAGACAGGGAGGCAACGGCACGCGCATTGCTGAGCCTGCAGACGAACGTCAACGGCAATACGGCGTCTATCAACAGTCTGAGTCAGACGGTTTCGAATTATCAGCAGGCCACGGCAACGCAGATTAACGCCATCACTGCGACCATAAACGGAAATACGGCAGCGATAACCACGAACGCGCAGGCTATTGCGAACGTAAACGGCCAGCTCAGCGCGATGTACAACATCAAGGTTGGAGTAACGAGCAATGGACAGTATTACGCCGCAGGCATGGGGATCGGGGTGGAGAATACGCCATCAGGGATGCAGTCGCAGGTTATCTTCCTGGCCGACCGTTTTGCGGTGACTCACCAGGCCGGTGCTGAGGTTACGCTGCCGTTCGTTATCCAGAATGGCCAAACTATTATCAGGGATACGGTTATTGGCGACGGAACCATCAGCAATGCCAAAATTGGCAACTTTATCCAGTCAAATAACTATGTTGCGGGCTCTGCAGGCTGGAAACTTGATAAGAGCGGAAGTTGGGAAAACTACGGCACCGACGGTCAGGGGGCAAGAAAATCCACCAATGTCACTGACAGTATCAGGGACTCGAATGGCGTTCTCCGCGTGCAAATTGGCAAACTCACGGGGGTGTTTTGATGTCATGGGGTATACAAACCTGGGATGCGTCGGGTAAACCCAACAACTACGGTATAAAGCCAGTTTCCGTTGTTGGGCGTATACAACTTGCTGCCGGACAAAACTCCGGCAGCTGGTCTTTTACGGTGCCCTCAGGAATGAAGGTCGGCTTTGTGCTCTCACTTGATGAAGGAGGTAACAGCGTAGGGAGGCGCATCACCGCGTCAGGCAGCACAATAACCGTAACCCCTGCCTCTTCTGTAGGCCTGGGTAATTACCCGGCCTCAAAATGTGAGGTGGTCGTATTCATGGAGAAAGCATAATGGCCGAATTTGGCGCGATGATATTAATGGATAACGGCAATCCCTTTGTTACGCCACAATCAACGCCTTTCTGCCTCTACGGAAAATACTCCTTCAATTCCTCTGCTAATGGCAGTTCTCAGCAGGTGGCGCAATATCTTTCGGTTCCTGTCGATTATCCGGCAATGGTCTTCATAAAAACGACTGATACTGCGCAGCCGACTCCGGTCATGTCATATCGGATAGGAGGAAATGTCTACATTAGTGGCGTAAATCCCTATAACCAGGGCTTTACGCTGACAGCATATGTATTTGCAATTTTTCCGCAAACACTTCCTGCGTGGGGATTTGCTATCTGGGATGCCTCCGGGAAGCTTGTTCTGACGAACGAATCAAAGGTGCTGTCTGATCTGCAAACAGTGGGCACGCCAGGTGCAAGCGGCGGGATTAATATTGACCAGACGCTGAGCGGGTCATGGGCTGTTGCTCCTGCCCAGCTTGGGCAGTCCATCGTTGTGAATAACTCCACCCAGCCTCCCACCATCTACACGATCAATGCTTATTCGGCGTGCAGGTTTGACGGGACCAATACAAGGATAAACGCAGGGGGAACCTCCACCGGAACAGGCTCCCCGGGAGGGGGAACGAATACTGGCATTTCATTAACCGCGATAAATACAGCTGCCTATGATTGATCGTTTTGAGCGATCAATAACAGATAATTGATCTATCTAATCAATTATACCCACCTCATTCATATTGGTATTGTCTAAGTTCATGAATACCTGTGGATATCATCAAAATGATTAAGCAACTTATCTGTATGGCTGGCGCTGTGATGCTTTCAGGCTGCGCTGGCGTACTCGAGAAACAGGAACCAATTTGCAGCGGCACGGCCATCGTTGGCGGTCAGGAAAGTACCGTTCAGATTTACGGTATTCGTAAACAAAATAACCAGACGCAGTATCGGGCCGGTTATCCCTTTAACTGGCGCTGGGTAGGTGCAAATACATTCACTGGCACTACCTGTAAATAACCCACCTCATTAGAATACAACCCCGCTCCGGCGGGGTTTTTTATTGCCTGGAGAAAATATGCTTTATAACACTGGCACCATTGCAATCAACGGAAACACCGCCACCGGGACGGGTACGAACTGGGCTGCACCAGCCAGCCAGGTTCGCGCCGGCCAGACGATTATCGTCATGTCTAACCCGGTGCAGATGTTCCAGATTTCATCTGTGAACAGCGCCACGTCAATGACGGTTACGCCTGCTGCTTCCCCGGCGCTAAGCGGCCAGAAGTATGGAATCCTGGTGTCCGATAACATCTCTGTCGACGGACTGGCACAGGCGATGTCGCAGCTCATCAAAGAGTATGACGAGAACATTGGCGCGTGGGAGACATTCGCCACTACCTCAGCAAACCAGACCATCACCGTTACCATCAACGGAACCTCCGTTAATATTCCAAGTATTGGCGCGCTTGCCAGAAAGGGGGCCAACAGCGATATCACCGAGCTGAAAGGGCTCACTACTGCGCTTTCTGTTGCACAGGGCGGGACTGGGGCAAAGACCGAAGCTGACGCTCGCGCAAACCTCGGTTTGGGAAACAGCGCCACCAGGAACGTTGGAACGGCTGTCGGAACCGTGGCGGCCGGGGATGATTCGCGGTTGAATACTGTCGATAAAAAAACAGGGGGGAATGTTTCCGGCAGTTTGATGGTAACTCAGGGCAATAGTATTGGGGTATCCACGCAGGAAGGTGGTGATAAGGCTGTTAAGCTATACAACATTACAGGGGATGGGACTGTCGGAAGTTATGTAAACGCTGTGGGAGGGGCCTGGTATAACGGAAACTGGTCTCTTGGTGGCGTTCGGGGAAGCGGGACTAATTTAGACAGAGCGCAGTTAAATGTTAATAGCGGAACTGGTACGGCGGGTTCATTTTTATTTTACCCCGATGAGAGATTCAAATCATCTTCGTGTGGAGCTGATGGAGCTGGTTATGGTGGCTCATGGTCTGACATTAACACATGGCAAAGAAATATCTCTTTTTTTAGGGGTAACGTATCCGTTAACAATGATGCTGGGTTTATTCCTTTTGCCCGTTGGCATAGTCAATGCAGTGGTGGATATTCTTCAACAGTAGGGCTTGGTTCTATAGCTACCGGGCCTAGTTCGTGGGCGGATGTAGCAATAACAACACTCGGGGATGGTGGTTCTGCCGGACAGCGTATATTTCAATTCACAACAGCAAACGGGGATATATACGCCAACGCTGGTGGAAATCTTTCCGGTAACTATATTTTCCAGAAGCAGCCTAACTGTGACATTACGCTGAAGCACGATATTAAATATGATGATGGTTATCAGTCATACGAGAATATCAAGAAATTCCTGCCAGCAACTTACGTCTACAACGATGACCCTCGTGAGAGAGTTCGCCGAGGTGTAATCGCTCAGGACGTCATGAAGATTGATAGTGAGTACGTAAAGCTGGTCCCTGCTGCGCCAAAGTTTGATAGCGAAGGAAGCAGGGTTGATGCTGATGATACGTTGGCGCTTGATACGAACGTCATTATGCTTGATACCGTGCTGGCCCTGAACTACGTCATCAAGAAGCTGGAGGCTACACAGAACGAGCTGGAGGAGCTTAAGCTAAAAATAGCGGCATCATGAAGCCTGAGCATTCAGCTGCAGCCCGTTTCGGTAAATGACGGGCTGCATTTTTTCAGTGGCCTTACTCTTTTACTGGGGCTCTCGTTGTATATTTCTGTCGTTGATTCCAGATGCTGTCCGCGGGCATTTCCACTCGAATACTGACAAACTGGTCACGCGGAATATCGACCGGAGCGCCATCATCAACACCTAGTAATTCATTTCTGGCGAATGTTGGCGCGTCTGGATACGTGCGGTGATAGGTTTTCACTAATACTGAACCGTCAGCATTAACCTCATAATCCAGCCAGATCAGGGGCTGTTTGTTGCGGTCTGTGGGGATATCAAAACCACCATCAATGCCGCCCCATGCGGCGTCCGAGTTTAGCCCTTCACAACCTTCAACCAGATATTCACCTGAGGCCAGACGGGTTACAGTACAGCCCTCTGATTCATCGTTGGTCAGGTATCTGCCATCGGAAAAAAGTTTAATCACAGGCGAGGCAGCTTTCAGTGTCCCATCACTGGACTTTGTGGTATTGCCGTTATGATAAACCTCTAGCCACCCAGAATTAACCCCATCAGCCATTGTCATCCATGTGAATCTTTTTCCTCCCATCGAGAATGCAGAAAATGATTGCTGGGAAACATCATTTGGACCATTTCCCCAACTGCGCTCAGATATTCTAATACCCATAGAGTAATATTGTGGCCCGCCTGAAGTTGATGGAGACATCATAATAAACCTGCTGCCTAATGATTTATCCCACACGTCTGTAATTACCTGCGCTGAACTATTCCCCAGGCCAAATGCTCCCACCTGCATTACGTTTCCTGCAGCTGTTCCCACGTCCTTCGTCGCGCTACTTCCCAAACCGACATTTTATAGATTGCTCATGAGCGGCCTGGCCGATAACTTCACCTGATTTTTTTGCAGAAATAACTGGGTGAAAAATATGCAAATTGGCTACGTAAGGGTGTCAACAAATGACCAAAATACGGATCTTCAGCGGCAAGCGCTCGAACGCGCAGGATGTGAACAAATTTTCGAAGAAAAAATGAGCGGAACGGTAGCGAACCGGCCAGCGCTGAAAAAGCTTCTTAAGACGCTGAAAGAGGGAGATACGCTGGTGGTGTGGAAGCTTGATCGCCTTGGGCGAAGCATGCGGAACTTGGTACTGCTGGTCGACGAACTACGGCAGCGCGGCATCCACTTCAAAAGTCTTACGGACAGTATCGACACTTCCAGCCCAATGGGGCGTTTCATTTTCCACATCATGTCTGCCCTGGCCGAGATGGAGAGGGAGTTGATAGTGGAGCGCACTCGCGCTGGGTTAGCCGCAGCTCGTGAGAAAGGGCGAATCGGCGGCAGGCGTCCGAAACTTACCCAGGAACAATGGGACCAGGCGGGCCGACTGATTGCAAACGGCGTGGATAGAAAGCAGGTGGCGATCATCTACGATGTGGCTGTGTGCACACTGTATAAAAAATTCCCCGTTTCAAAAGCGGCTTAAATCTGCGCACAAAGTGTTACGGGCATAAAATTTACAAAACTCATAATCCGAAGCGACATAGAAACTTAGAAACGAAACGGCGAAGCTTTAAGCAGTGACGGTAGGTCCTGTATCTTGCGGACATTTACAAATAAAACTACTGTATATAAAAACAGTTCTTGAGGTGTGTATCATGGAGTTCTTCAGACCGGCAGAATTACGCGAAATTATTGCTATCCCGCTTTTTAGCGATTTGGTGCAATGCGGGTTCCCCAGCCCGGCTGCTGATTACGTTGAGCAGCGTATCGATCTCAATGAGTTGCTGGTGTCCCACCCAAGCTCGACATATTTCGTAAAAGCTGCCGGCGACTCGATGATTGAAGCCGGGATCAGCGACGGCGATCTGCTGGTGGTGGATAGTTCCCGGACTGCTGAGCACGGTGACATTGTCATCGCTGCGGTGGAAGGGGAGTTCACTGTTAAACGCCTGCAGCTGCGCCCGACCGTCCAACTCATTCCAATGAACAGCGCCTACTCACCGATCATCGTCGGTAGCGAGGACACGCTCGATGTGTTTGGTGTCGTGACTTTCATCGTTAAATCTGCGAGCTGAACATGTTTGCGCTCTGTGATGTGAATTCGTTCTACGCATCATGCGAGACGGTGTTCAGACCTGATCTGAGGGGGCGGCCGGTGGTCGTGCTCTCGAATAACGATGGCTGTGTAATTGCACGCAGCGCCGAGGCCAAGGCCGCTGGAATTATCATGGGTGAGCCGTTCTTCAAGCAAAAAGAGTTGTTCCGGCGCGCTGGTGTTGTTTGCTTCAGCAGCAATTACGAGCTGTACGCAGACATGTCCAACAGGGTGATGACAACGCTGGAGGAAATGAGCCCTCGCGTCGAAATCTACAGTATCGATGAAGCTTTTTGTGACCTGACAGGTGTTCGCAACTGCCGGAATCTGACTGAGTTCGGCAAAGAGATCCGCGCGACGGTTCTGAAGCGTACGCACCTGACTGTCGGGGTTGGCATTGCCCAGACAAAGACACTGGCGAAGCTCGCCAATCACGCAGCCAAGAAATGGCAGCGCCAGACCGGCGGGGTGGTCGATTTGTCCAATATCGATCGCCATCGGCGGTTGTTGGCTATCGTGCCTGTAGAAGATGTATGGGGCGTAGGCAGGCGCATCAGTAAGAAGTTGAACGCCATGGGCATCAAAACAGCTCTGGACCTCTCAGAACAAAGCACCTGGATTATCCGTAAACACTTTAACGTGGTACTTGAGCGAACGGTCAGGGAGCTGCGCGGCGAACCATGTCTGGATCTGGAGGAGTTTGCACCAGCTAAGCAGGAAATTGTCTGCAGCAGGTCTTTCGGTGAACGCGTTACCGAGTACGAACAGATGCGCCAGGCTATTTGCAGCTATGCGGCGCGTGGTGCTGAAAAACTTCGGGGTGAACATCAGTACTGCCGCTTTATCTCTGCGTTCGTGAAAACCTCTCCCTTTGCCCTGAACGAGCCGTATTACGGTAACAGCGCGTCAGTGAAGCTTCTCACCCCCACTCAGGATTCCCGCGACATCATCAACGCCGCGGTAAAGTGCCTGGACAAAATTTGGAAGGACGGTCATCGGTACCAGAAGGCAGGAATCATGCTCGGTGATTTTTTCAGCCAGGGTGTGGCCCAACTCAACCTTTTTGACGAGAACGCGCCGCGGGCTGGTAGTGATAAACTGATGGAGGTTCTGGATCAACTCAATGCCAGAGACGGTAGAGGAACGCTGTACTTTGCCGGGCAGGGCATTCAGCAGCAGTGGCAGATGAAGCGAGAAATGCTGTCGCCTCGATATACGACGAGATATTCAGATCTGCTTAGAGTCCGATAA